TGGTGACTGAGCAATCGGCCACCTCATTTATTGACGCGGATGGGAAAACCTATCACGGCGTTCAAACATTTAAAATCATTGTTGAGAGGGTATAACTATGGCAGGCGCAGCAAGTCGCGAGCTTTTAGTAAAAAAAGATGGCACCACCCTGCTGGGTATGCAATCTAAAACAATCACTGCCGCAGGTTCTTCTGTTGATATCACATCAGATGAAGATAGCGGCTTTCGTACTCTGGCTGATTTCGCTGGCGTGAATTCATTGGATATTTCAGGAAGTGGCGTAACCAAAGACCAAGCACTACGGGCACTTATTCTCACGAATGGTGGCGACCTGTACACAGATGTGACCATTGAATATCCACCAGTTGGAACGCAGACCACAGGCGATTCAATTTCTGGTGATTTCTGGTTCGGTTCATTCACTGAAACAGGCGGCGGCTCTGATGGTGCTATTGCGTTCGATTTCAGCATGGAATCCTCAGGCGAATGGACGTTCACAGCAGGCAGCTAAGGAATAGATTATGGGTGTTTTTGAAGATGTAAAACTGTCATGGAAAGATAAGGTGTACACGATTAAAGCCGACAACATTATGAGGCTTTTAGCTCGGCTTGAGTCTGAGGATATTTCTCTGTATGACCTCCGTTCTCATCGGCCACCATTAGCAAAAATATCCATTGCCTACGCTATTGCTCTAAACCATGCAGGATGCCCGGTTATTCCTGAAGAGGTTTATGCAGAAATGTTTAGCGGCACTGCTGATGTTTCTGCAATTGTCGCTGGCGCTGTAACTGGTCTGATGATGTTAATGACACCGCCTGATAATTATCAGCCTTACATTTCAAAGGACTCTGAAAAAAAGTAGGAAGCCAGCCAAGCGGAATGATTGAGGCATGCTATCGCATGTTTATCGGTTGGGGTTATCCGCCTAGCGAGTTTTGGCGGTTGCACCCCACTGAATTTTGGTGGCTGGCGAAGGCTAAAGTACCGGATGCTTTCAAAGAGCCGCTATTTGATCGCCTTTTGAGATTGTACGAAACAGGAAAATTCAACGATGGCGAATGACATTCTATTAACGGTTGGCGCTGACATTAGCTCACTTGCCACTAATCTTAGCACTGGATCAAAGAAGGTTAAGAGCTTTGGTTCTTCGTCATCTGCTGCTGCCAAAAAAATTGCACTGGTTACCGCTGCCGCAACTGCTGCCGCTGTAGCGATTGGCAATATGGTCTCAAGTTCAGCACAGGCTGCGACTGAAATCAAAAATCTAGCCGCGCTATCTAATACGACAGTATCAAAGTTCCAATCAATGGCCTATGCTGCAAGCCTATATGGTATAGAACAGGATAAGCTTGCTGACATCCTGAAAGACACGCAGGATAAAATTGGCGATTTCATAGAGACCGGTGGAGGGCCTCTTGCAGACTTCTTTGAAAATATTGCGCCACAGATTGGGCTTACGGCTGATGAGCTTCAAAATCTTTCTGGCCCTAATGCCCTAGAGGCTTACGTGTCTGCACTGGAATCTGCAAACCTAAGTCAAGCGCAAATGACGTTCTACATGGAGGCCATAGCTTCAGACTCAACCGCGCTTACCAAGCTATTCGCAAACCAAGGCGAAGAGCTTGAGCGGCTTTCTGAAGAGTATGAGAAAGCCTATGGCGCAATCAGACTAACCACCGAAGAGGCAGAAAGCCTAACAGCCGTTACTGAGCGAATGAATAAGGTTAGCGAAAGCGCCGAACTTGCTGCGCAGAAATTATCTGCCAAGTTAGCGCCAGCCATGACTTCATTCCTTGATATTGTAGACGCTAGGTTTGTAGCATCGACCAACTTTCTGATTAACTTCATCAATCGGTTTATTGAAGCTGAAAACATAACTACGATTGCTGAGCTAGAAAAGCAGATAGAGTCAACCACCAAGAAACTTGCAAAAGCAAATGAAGAGTTTTTGAGTCTGTCTGAAAATGCTCGCCCTGCGGCAATTCAAAACGCATCGCAAGCTGTGAGAGAGCTTGAGGAAAGATTAGACGCATTAAACAAGCAGCTTAAAGCCGTAAAAGACAAGACCGCAGAGACTGAAGGCGGCGTTAATATTGAGGTTGGCGTTGATAAGTATTCGCCACAAATTCAGGCATACCTAGAATACCAGCAGGCTATGGCAGAGTATGATGAGACGCTATATGCCGATGAGCTAATGCGCCTCCAGACTCATCACGAAAACATGATGTCAACTTATCAACAGTATTACGATGCTCGCTCCCAGCAGGCTACTGATGCCGCTGAGGCAGAAAAGGCAAAAGATGAGCAAGTGGCGAACATTAAGAGGCAGGCTATGGAGTCTGTATTTAGCGGCCTATCTAGCCTGATGAGTAGTGAGAATGAAAAGCTATTTGATATAGGCAAGGCTGCAGCACTATCTCAAGCCACTGTTGACGCCATATCAACAACCATTACGGCATTCAGGAAAGGTAACGCGATTGGTGGGCCTCCTGTTGGCGCGGCATATGCAGCTACGGCATCAGCAGCACAATGGGCATCAGTAGCAAGTTTGGCATCAACTAAGTACGGCTCAAGTTCAGGCAGCAGCTCATCAAGCTCTAGCACCACGTCTAGCACTACCGACACATCGTCATCTGAGAGCACAAACCAGACTAGCGTAGCAATCAGCCTAGAGGGCGACACATTCTCAGCCAGCTCGGTAGATAGCCTAATCAGCTCCATAAATGATAGAATACAGGACGGAGCAGAGATAACAGGAATCAGTGTCGTATGAGTGTCGTAATATCGCAAAACCTAGTTTTATCGGCTGAGATACAGCCGCTCACACATGCGCGCATTGGCTATCAGAAAATCAGCGGAACCATTACGGCATCGAGTACGGCAGACGGCTATGATGCTGAATACCCTGATAATGAACTGACCTATAATTTCTGGAAACCTGACTCAATGCCTGCCACATGGGAAGTTGACGCAGGCACTGCTTCAGATTGTAATTACATAGGCATTGCAGCGCACACTCTAGGCACTGACTCAGTAACGGTCACTGCTCAGTATTATGATGGCGATCTGTCTAGCTGGGTTGATATTGATTCAACATTACCAGGCGATGACAGCCCGATTATGTTTCTGTTTGACTCAGTTAGCTGGACCAAATACCGACTGTCATTCTCAGGCAGCACAGCGCCGCGCATTGGCGTTGTTTACATGGGCGTGACTCTTGATATGCAGCGCGGAATTTACGGCGGACACTCACCATTGACACTATCGCGCCAAACAACCATTAGGCCAACCATGAGTGAATCAGGCCAGTTCCTAGGACGTTCGATTATCGCCACTGGCTGCAAAACATCATGGGCATGGTCAAACCTTGGCCCGTTCTGGTACCGTGAAAACTTCGATCCATTCGTTGAGCATTGCCGAACAAAACCATTTTTTATTGCATGGCGACCAAGTAAGTTTCCTAATGAGGTTGGCTATTGTTGGACAAGCTCGGACATCACCCCAACGAACAACGGCAATGCTGGCTACATGGATGTATCTGTAACAGCTACAGGATTAGGCTATGAGTAATGATGCTGTTGGCCGCGAGCCTATCCAAATCATAGAGCTGCAGCAGCCGACCTGCTCCAACACGTTTGGAGTGTCACCATGTACAGCGACCGGAACGCCATGCTTCAACTGCATCAAGACATGCAAAGATACCGATAATTACGATGCGTCAAACTACATCTATTGGCGATTCTCAACGGCTGACGTTCGCAGGCCGCTGGAAACCTATGAAGAAGTTGACGGTGACGTATACACAAACCCACTGCCAATCGTATTAGCCGCCAGCACCAACCCGACTAAGTTAAACTTGGTTGGCTCTGCTGATGGATCAAACGCATTAGGCACCCGAGCATCTTTAAGTGTAACCTTTCAAGACATACCGCACGATGACCAACACGCCGACCTGTACCGTGATGAACGCAGCTATGACCCATACGACCGAAGCACATTTTGGGCTAAGTGGCTTGCGCGCAATCCGTATTACATCAATTCAGTTTGCCGAATTTATGAAGGCTACCGCGGTGAAACGCTAGACGAAATGATGGTTCG